CAAGCTGTGTGTTCAATGCAGCGCGGTTAATATCTGCACCAGCAGTAAAGTCAGTTGTTCGCTCGATAGTAACGTCACGAGTAAGAACAACAACAGAACCACCAGCCGCACCCGTCACAGATATTGTGACAGTTCCAGTAGAACCATCGCCACCGCTAATCGTGTAGTCCGTTGTAATAACTTTGAGAACGTCATCGACATAGACATTCACATCTGAGTCGTCGAAGAACTCAAACGGAACAACAAAGGATGTCTGTGTGACACCCTCTGCAACAGAATAACTAATCCGTGGATCGTTATTGGAAATGTCGATTGTCATACGTCACCTCTTCTATTGCCCTATGTTTTATTGAAAGGGCAAAGAAGGGCAACGCACAAAGTAACTAGGACAATTTATCGAGACTGTGGAATTTGGTTAGCCAAAGCTAAGGCATCATCACGAATTCCACCAGCAACAGCTAAAGCTGAAATGAATGGCATACTCCTAATCAATCCCTTAGCGCCATCACTATATTGACCAGATAACATATCGCCAACAGCAGAAGTCAGATCATAGGTCCAATCTGCGGGAGCACCACCGATAGAAATGATTGCACCAAGAGGATCAGGATCAGCCATAAACTTAGGTTGAATAGGGAAGTTAGGATCAAAACCCAACTCATGCCCCATTGCAATCGCTCGATAAGTCATGTCTGAGTAAAGCGCGGCAAGACCAGAAAAGTCAAAAGCTCGCATGATTTTATCTTCAGTGTCCATCTTGTCCCAAACATAGCTCGGGGTTCTAAGTTGAACGATCATTGCGCCCAATCCCATAGCAACCGCAATATGAGCAAGTCGATTCCTTACTGCGCCAGCAGCATGGTTGGCTGTAATCTTAGTTAAAGCACCCATTGTGTAGCTATAGAAAGTAAACGGAAGCGCCAGCAATCCGCTCTCAATGCGTCGATAGCCCTGAACCCTTGGGTCAGTTGGTAGACTGTCACCAAACGGCAAAGTTTTTGCCAAGCCTTCTGGGATGTAAGCCACACCATCCATAGTGAGAGGCTTATCTGCTGGAGTGCCCATAATTACTCGGTTCATAACACCAGATCGAAGAGCGTTTCTAAATGCAATAACAGCTTCTTCATCAGTCCAAGCTTTTGTGTTTGGGTAAACCAAACCATTATTGCTGCGCTCAAATGGTTGCGCCAAGAAACGGCGGGCCATGTCTTCATTGATGTTGTATCGAGCTAAAAAAGTAGTATCAAACTCAGAAGCGGTTCCATTAATAAGCTTCTGTGCGGAATCAATAATCGTATGGCCCCTAAACAAAGAATCCATAGATTTAACTAAAACAGTGATAGGGCCAAGACCATTAGCCACAAAGAACGCATTGTTCAAACGATCCGCAACAGAATTACGCATACTGTTGTTAGTAAGACTTTCCATGTAGCGCAAATGAGTAATGCCTTGATTTACCTCAAGACCCTCACCAGCTAAGTTCAATTCCTCTTTGCCCATACCTAAGCGAACATCATCCAATAAGCTTAAGAAACCTTTGCCTATTGTGCTAAGTTCGTGATCCATAAACAAAGAAGCTAAGTCACCTAAAGCAGCAACGCCAGATGTGCCAAGATAAGTCCAAGTGGTAGCAGTCCTTAAACCATTAGCTATCCTTGTATCTAAAGCATCGGGGTTTTTAATTGCACCCCCAACAACTCGATCATAGCTACCAACAAAATTTTTGATATAACGATTAATGACTTCTTCAGGAACATTTTCCGAAGTCATTCTTTCGCGGATGTAAGCTAAGTTCTCGTTAAAGGACATTAGCTTTCCAGTAGATGGATTTCTAAACTTCTTATAGTATTCAAGTCTTGGAGCAACGCGCTGAGTGTAGGCAATCATTACTTCTTTCGCATCAGTAACCAAGAAATCCTTAATCAAATGATTTGGAATATCTAAGCGGCGAGACATTAGAGGACCACTTCTTCCAGAGCCATTAAAGATGGCATCTGTTGCATCGTCGTCTATTTCTCCAAGAATAGCATCAATAGTATCGTCAGCGCGCTTTGCTGCATCAGCGGGGTCTGGAGATAACTCAACAATTTTATAGCCACCGCCATCGGCACGACGAATTGTTTTATTGTTTGTTACAAACCATTCCGTAAGGATTGATTTAAATTCATCACGGCGCTCTTCGATTGCTCTGCGATTATAGAAACGAGGGAAGTGCCTACGCGTCTGACGACCAGCGTTAGCTTCAACAAGCTCAAGAGCATTGTCGATACGCGCCCTAGTTTCATCCATTGCTTTGCCAATTTTTTTCAAAGCATTGCGCTGTGCCTCAGTTAAAGAAAGCTGATTGTAAAGAGATGAAAGCTCATCAACATTCTTTGCATTATCAATCTTCTCAAGCAGTTCCTCAAAATAAGTTTGAGTGCGCTGAAGCATAGTAATTTCTTCTTCAAGCTTTGCACGTAATTCAAGCTGTTTGTCTGTAAGGCCGCGAGTATTTTCTGTTCGACTTAAACCATTAAGGCGATTTTGTTTCTTCTCAAATTGGACAGCAATGTCATCAAGCGCACTACGCATCCAGTTTCTATTCTGCTGAATAATACTGTTTGTAACACTAATAAGTTCAAATTGACGACCAGCTTCTTCATAGAAACCATCTTCAATAATATCTCTAGGATTCATCAATCCCTCAGAGACAAGTTCGTCTTCATACCTTTTAAAGAAACCTTCGAGCGCTTGCACAGAAGCAGCTTCTTGCGGACTCATTTGGTCAAAAGGAACTTCATCAATATACAACCGACCAATGCGAGTATACCAATCTTGAGGCGCAATGTTGTCACGCCCAAGCAGTTTAAAAGTTCTTTCTATAGCAGCGCCAATAGGAACATTAAGAACCTCAGTAGCACCTCGAGCATTTATCTGACGATAGTTGTCATTGATTATGCTTAAAGTTTGATACCATTCTCCAGACCGACGACCCGCATTAAGATGCACGGAGTTACCATGAGATACGCCGCGTTGATTCTGAAGAGTCGGAACACCGTTATCTCCAATTAGATCAAGCATATATTGCTTTGCCCAATTAGGGACGCGAAGATCACCTAGTTCTGTTCGCAATGGAGATGGAACAAGTCGCATAAACCAAGAGTTCATAAACCATTGGCCAGCAAAGCTTACATCTTCTCCGCGATCTAAAGGTCTATCAGAAGTTTCATTTAACCAGTTACGAAAGTTCTCACGAAACTGTTGGGTGCGCTCACCCTCTCGAGCAGGGAGTCCATTGCCTACTGGTGTCTCACCAAATCGCCCACCCCCATAAGGTGCATTAAGAACCCGCCCAATACCATAACCCAAACTGCCACCGATAGCAGTGCTTGCAAGAGTGAGGAGTGCTGCATTTCCAATTTCCTCAACAGGATCACCACCAACGCCAATCTCATTAAGAGCTTGGGTTAGAGAAATACTACCATCTACAACAGCAGCATCAAGTGCGCCGAGTCGCGCAATTTGCGCAGCGCTACTGCCAATCCCCTCGCCACGCATAATCGCCGCAGCATTTGCAGCCATTGAAGCTGGACGAGAAAAAGCAGCTTCAGCAGCACCAGCACGAGCAGGACCAATACCTCTAATGTTTGTAAGCAACTGAGGCTGAAGCTGAGCAACAGAAGACAGGTTGCCGCCAAACTGAAGGCGCGCATTTGAGGTCAAAGCAGGGCCAATGCCAGCAACTCTGCCTGCTCCTTGCACTCGACCTAACGCCGTTCCTAAAGAAAGAGCCGCCCTTACGCCTACAAAAGGAATTGCAACGGAAAACATTACAGCAGGGTCAGAGAAGAAAAGATTTAATCCTGTTGCGCGAGACATAGTATCTTGAACTTGCCGCCTGTGCGTAACATAAGAAGCCGCATTTGTTAGATTCGCAGAGCCTAAACCTTGCGTTAAAATAATATGGCGCTCAGAATCGGTTAGCTCTGGGTGTGCCTCTACATAAGCTTCAGCGCTCTCAACTGCATTAGGTTCATAGCCACCTGTTTGTGTATAAAAATCCAAGCCCTGAGACATTGGACCAAACAAGTTAGAAAATTGAGCGTTAGCTGTTTGGCCGTAAGTTGGAGTAGCAGAAGGAATATCTGGGCCAGATGGAAGGGGTCGCGGCTGAGGAACATTAAGACGCATTATTCAGAACCCCCTAAGTTGCGAATTTCTTCAGCAAATTCTGGATACTCTTCCAAAAGAGATTCAGGAGATGTGTGGGGCAATGTTACATCATACAAGAACATTGCTCGTCTTTTTTCTTCTGGACTTGCATCACTATTAAGAACGCGGTTCATCTGATTGTATCTGCTCAATCGCTCACTGTTTGTGCTTGATTCTTGTGTAAAGACATCTGCGTTATACAATACGGTTTCACCATTCATTACCAAAGGCGTGAAGGCGCCGTTTAGAACATAACCAACCTCCCATGTTGGAGTTAAGCCAACACCGAAAGTTTCGACTCGAGGCTTATACCGCAACGAAACACCGAACTCTTCGCCGTAAGTATAATTTGGAACAGCACCAACTGCACCGCCAACAAACAAGTTAAGAAAGTTTGCCGCAGTAGCACCAACTTGATCAAGAAATGTTCCACCAGTTAGCATTCGCGAAAGCTCAGGATCACTAGCAACCATTTCAACAAGATTGCGCTCAAAGTTAAGAACGTCCTGTGGGTTAGACCAAGCATTCAAGCTAAATGCTGTTTCGTCACCAAGCAAAGAACTAAAGATACGATCATCTTCTTGAGTCCCACCAAGTGCTTGCCTGTAGGTTTCAATGATCTGATCAATTGTTCCGCTTCCAGTGTCATAAAGGCCAAAGACATAAGACTCATTGTTTTGGAATGGAACGCCACGAGTGCGCGTTATACGCATCATAGATTTAATCTCTTCTCGATACTGGCCGCTAACACCATAAGCATCGAGAATAGTATTCAGAGAAGTCCCTTCAGGATAACCCAACTCTTCAACAATAAGCGCGTCGACATTGCCCTCAAAATTTCTAGCCTCAATTAGGATATCAAGAGCAGGGCGGCCTTCGATTCTTGCAACAGCATTAACAGCAGAAAGCAGAGAATAACGAGGAGCGTCCATTCGGGAGCGCAAGAGATCAAGCGATTGAGTTCGACCACCTTCTACGCTTGCTGTTGCTCTGGTTAAGGAGTCAAAGATTTGCAAAGCAGAAGAAGCATCATTTTCCGACTGGTTGTTAGGCAGCATTGCCCTGTTTAATGCAGATACTACAACAGGGAAAACATAACCTTTATTTGCATAGTCCATAATTTCTGGAGTGTTTAGAACCATGCTTGCTGTAAAAATAGATGGGTCTATTTCAGGGCCGAGAATAGATTGCTGCGCCAGAAGAAGATGCTCATCGGAAACAGGCAAGCCTTCTTCCATAGCAGAAAACACAGTATTAAGAACAATGTTATTTGTTCTGTTAAGTGCTTGAGTTTCTGCACCAGAAATCCTTGCGGTCATTTCTCGAGCAGCCACAGTAGGTTTTAAATTATAAGCATCACTGTAGGCGGAGAAGACTAGGAACTCTTCATCGCTCAATGCCTCTAAGGCTTCTGGAGAAACTTGCGACTGATCTAAAACAAGACCTTGAACATACTTGGCTCTGTCTACACTTGGAATCGAAATAGAATTAGCAAATTCAATTTGCTCATCGATAAGGTGGTCTTCATATAGGTTGAGCAAACTTCTTTTTGTGTCCTCAAGCAAAGTTGAATTATTAATCTCGTCTACATAACTTTGATAATTATCAATAAAAGTATTTTCGCGCATATCTGCGGCAGCGCGACTTCCAAGTTGAGCCTGAAAAAACTCTCGTTCACTTTGTTCTAGTTTGCCTACAGTATCTAAACGAGCAGTAAGATGCTGTGCTAAACCCTGCCGATCATCTGAAGACATATTGCGAACAAGTCGAGCGACATCATTGCCAGCAATTTCTGCTACAAATGCAAAAGAAGTTTCTGCTTCATTTTCAAGCTCAGAAACTATTCGATTAATTTCTATAGAAGTATCTGCTTCTGCATCAAACCTAACGGCAATAAACTCACCAATAAGGTTAGAGCGCACTTCAGGACGAATCTCAGGCTCAACGCCTGCTAAATAACTATATATTGCCTCTACTGTAGTTGCAGAAGTTACAGAAAACGCTCGAGTATATTGATCAGTTGCATTTTCTTGAATTGTATCAGACTGAGCAGCATGACCTTCAAGAGAAGAAATAATTGAAGAAGCACTTGTTGATAGAAGCGCTTGGCTAATAGCTGAAGTAATACCAGCATACTCAGACTCAAGGCTAGCTGCCGTACTTGGATCACGAACAGCCTGCAAGATTCTTGGAAAATCTTCATGATCTGCGCCAAGATTAGCAGCAATAGATAGCAAAAAACCATTGCCCTGTTGGGCGCGAATACCATTAAATCTTTCTCTGTTTGATGCGTAGGTGCTAAAGCTAATATCGCCACTATCAAAAAGACTTTGATTTAAGGCAGCAACGGAAGCAAAGTCTAAACCAAATTGTTCGCCTTCTTCGCCCAAAGATACTCGGCGCTCCAAATCCTCCGTAGCTTCAAGCATATTAACTTGGCTAGTTCGTATAAGAGCTTCACGAGCAGCTTCAATTTCTTTCTGACGAAGAGTTTCATAAGTTGAAGCGACATAAGCCGTGCCAGTTTCCTCAATGAAACGACCGTAATTATTTAATTCTCCAGAATCATCGACAGCATTTACATACATTTCCTGAACGTATGCACTCATTCGATCTCGATAATTTGCAGCAGACGTTGAATCAGATGCTATTGCTGCACCTCGCTCCTTCAATTCATCCGCGATAGAATCTTCAAAACGACGATCAATTAGATCTTGATACGACCTAGCAGCAATACGCCCAAAGCTTGCAGGTGGACGATGCGCAACAGGACGACCAGTAGTAGGATCAATGGTAATAATATCCTGTGAGGATTGTGCGCCAGCTTTTCTTTGACCTTCAGCTTCAGCCTCAAGAGCCGCCTCTCTGTAGAGAAGGTCTGACATCCTTGAAGCATTAGCGCTAATTGCTTGGCCTATTTTTTCACCACCATCATCAGCACGAACAACACCAATTGGTTGATTGAAAACTTGAGTTTTTTGACGAGTAATAGCCATTATGTTCTCACCTGTGCATATTGATAAGCACCAGAACCCAAGGTTCCAATTGCGCTAATAAGGGATGCTTTATAAGCATTCTGCCCCCTGCGAAGTTCAGTGGCAGCAGCAGCACGATACTTTCCAGCTTCAAAGTAAGCCTGTGTATCAACACGTTTAATATCTTCGGCTAATACTTCTTGCTGTTTTCTAAGGAAAGCTTCTACGCTTCTATCTCGCCCCATGTCCCTAGTAACGCTAAACGCGGCAATATTAGCATATGTTGCTGCATCATACTCAGCGCGTCGAGCATTTGCTTTCTGAACTGCCATTGCTTTATTCAACTCACCTTCAGTTTCAGTTCTAAAGGCGGTAAGTCGAGAAGCATCTCTTTGCGCTTTTCCAGCGCTTATCTGTCCAAATGCAGATAAAGCCGATGAACCAGCTAAAAGATAAGGTAACATTGCAGCAAATTGAGCAGGCATTATAGTATCAACTCCGCAATCAAGCCGTTCAACTGAAACGACAGTGGTTCATCTTGTGTTACTGTAATCTGTGGATCGCGGCTGTAGCCAAGAAGACGAAACTCTTTCTTGCCGCTAAACGCGCCCTCAGTAATAAGTTTAATGTCATTAAAGCTTGCTGATCGAGTATTCCGCATATCAGCTACAATAGTCGCTACACCGCGTGGAACGCCTGTTGCAGGCCCGTTAGCAACATTTGCATCAATAGGGTTGGTCGTAATGTTAACGGTGTATGAGTAGCCAATATAGGCGCTCACATAGGTTGGGTTGTATTGAGTAAGATCAATGTTACCACCCGTCACAGTATGTGTGCCGCGATAGTCTTGGTTGCCGTCACCGTCAACAGCAATGACATGAACCTCAGTCCCATTGGCAAAGTCAGCGCTTACATCAGCTACGTTAGCTGTAACTGTATAAGATTTTGCATTGTCTAACTGAAAGTCTTCATCAAACTCACAGAGTCTTAAATCAGTGTCGTCAAACCAAACAGCAGCAAACAAACGATCATCAATTGCAACCACAGAATGAAAGTCACCTTGCGTTGTAAATCGCATCCATCCCGCTCTTCGCTCGGCACGATTAGAACCAAAGACCGCACAATCACCAGAAGACGATACAAATACAGCATAAGACTCAGCCTTTTGGAAAGCTCCATTGACAACGGCAACATCTTGGAAGTCGTCAATAAGATGCGAAGAAATCATAGATACAGCAGTCGATGTGTAAGCATCTTCTGTATCTGTATAGAGATACTCTCGGACAACCCGACCACCAGTTTGCAAGAATAGCGTTGCGCCATCAATAGACTTAGGCTCAACAAATTCACAGCCAAACGGGGTTTGTTTGCGAATCTGAGCATTAGCTGGAGTAATAGCTTGGTTCAAGAACGTAGGAACATACAGTTCCGCAGAAGCGGTAAACACTTGCAAGTCGCGGTTAGAAACCAAGTAACGTATTTCGTTTACATCACCAGTAGCAGCAACAAGGTTAATGCTATCACTATCGTCTGCATCACCTACGTCAAAGTTAAAAAAACTGCCGCTTGAAGACATCCAAATAGCATCTGGCTCTTGGATTGTCCCGCCAAAACATAGACGGTTTTCATGGAACTCAATAGCCGCAGGGTAGCCACGCACAGCAGAGAAAGACTGCTCATCCCAGTTATGAGTAGGTGCATGAGTAACAAGACTTACATAACCGCCGCCATCTTCAGATAGGTTTGCTGAAGAGCCAGCCGTAATTGTGTAAGTATTTTCATCGATAATGTCGCCAATAGTTCTAGCGCCATTAATTTGAGAAGCGTTAATACCGCCTACGGCAGAAGCATTCTCAACAGTAATAGACTCACCACCATCAAAGCCGTGATTAAGATGCGTCACTTCAATAACCGCAGACCCATCACGTGTGCGAAGCGGATTGAGAATCTCAAGGCGAATGCGAAGAACATCAACAATATCACCAACAGCTACAGTGCTGCTTGTGACGCTAGTAATAGTAAACTCAGACTTGCCATAACGCATTGTCACGCCAACGTGATCGCTCGTCCAGTATGGCTCACTAACAGTAAATGTAACGCCAGTGCCGCTCGTTGCGGAAGGATCAAGATTAGCATTAACTGGATGGAATACACTGTAAGGCTGATAGATTTTTTCGCCATCAGAGCGCTCATCAAAGCTAAATGGAGTGCATTCAAATGCTGTAAGGCTTGTTCGAATAATCATCCGTGGAGCAAACAACGGATGGCAGATAAACATTACATCGCCAGATTGAGCATAGGTATACTCATGAATGTAATCTTCATCAAACGGTAGTGCATCTGAGTTTGTGTCTTGAGTAATTGTTTGAACCAAGGAAATGGTTCCGTTTACAATTCTAAAGCAAGTTGCCTTAGCATCCTCAATCGCAATGATGTAGCGTTCATCATCAGAGAATACAAAAGGCAAAAGACGAAGCTGCATACGCTTCGTCGTATCTCTAGTTAAACTAAAGTCATGTAGGTTTCTAAGGCCAGCACGTTTAACTACACCGCCCTCTGCGCGCACCAAAAGATTCTCTACGCGCTGCGCTGAAGCCTGATAGATAGGCGAGTCAGTCCGCATGATAGTGGAGTCACTGATCTCACCAAACTGGAAATTAGTGATTGGAACGCGAACTTTCTGCATTAGCTACGCCTTTGGGCAATGAACCTTGATGTGTTAAGCTTACGAGTTGTTTGGGTTTGAGAATCCAACCTACGAGCATGGGCCAAAAGGAGATTGGCTTTGCCTTCCATAAGCTCAGAAAGCTGCATATCCCGCGCAACAGAAGTCGCAAGAACACCCGCCATCATATATTGAACCGCAATTACAAAGTATGGTGGCCATACAGATTCATCAGCGCGGAAGTTATAATCAGCTACAAGTTCTTCTGTTTCCGAAGCATCACAGTAAATCTTACTTCCGTAAGTATCGTAAATGATTGGGACTTCATTAACAGTAACAGCGTTAAGCATAATGCTTTCAGATGGAATCTGATAAGCAGCAGAGTATCGACCAGTCGGTGCATTTGCCAAGCGGTTTAAAACAGCTTGGTCTTTAGCAAAACGCCAGCGAGTGTTTGTAAGCGCGGCGTGGGCTATATCCTCATACATTGCATTGGCAACAGTTGCTTCGGCTGTGCCATCCTCAAATGATTGAATAGCGTCACCTCCAATCAGAAGGGACGCGCGCGAACAAATCTTAATAGGCGTGTTTGCTACTGTCATGGCAAGTTGGGGGGCCGAAGCCCCCCACCTCTATTAGTTGTTATCGAGGACTTCGTAGATACCGTTGCTATCGATAGCAACAGCACCCATCGACATCATCGATGTTGCAAGGTGTGCGACCTTCTCAGGAACGTAGTTTACTTCCGTCTGAACGTCAGCGTTTACACCCAAGCCAACCGCAGTGGTGTGATAAGCATAGTTCTTACCACCAGCAACAGCAGACGTTGAGAAAATCTTGAAGCCCAAGAACTCTTTCATTGTCATGCCGCCTGCGAATGGCAGGTTCTGTGGTCCAACATAGTCAGACGATGCGAACTCGTTAATCGAGAACAAGTCAGCAAAACCAGCAGGGGACATTGCAATGTAGCGCTGACCGTCTTCTGGAATGTCTGCAGTGCCAAAGGTTTCGAACAGAACCAAAAGGTCTGCCTTATCCAATGCACCACTTGTGTCTGCAATTTGAGTTGCGTTTGCACCAGCGTCCATTGCTGCGATGATGATTTCATCAGTCTTACGGCCAAGAGCCGCAGCAGCAGATTGAGCAACAGCTTGACGCTCGTTGATGTTGATCTTCAACTCGTCCAGCTTGTCGATGTATTCGGCTGCATAGAAGTCAGC